GCCGAAAGGGGCTCTTCGTCATGGCGGGAACCTGAAGTCTGTCCATGGGCTGGAAGCCGACTATGACGCGGGCGACATGTCCCCCGAAGAGGCCGCCCAGCGGCTTGCTGAAGCCCGTATCGCGGCGCTGATCTACACCAGCCCGTCACATGGCCTTCCCGGCAAGGGGCACCGCTGGCGCGTCCTGTGCCCCTTCTCTGGGGCTCTGCCGCCCGAAGAGAGGGAACGCCACGTCGCCCGCGTCAACGGCGTCTTGGGGGGCGTGTTGGCGGGCGAGTCCTTCGCCCTGTCGCAGTCCTATTTCATCGGTGGCGTAAAGGGCCGCGAACCCGACACCTTCCTTGTGGACGGCGACCATATCGACACGCGGCACGACCTGGACGCGGGCGCGCTTGCCAAGGGGACGGCGAAGGGGGGCGAGACGACGCGCGACGACTCGCAATCGGGTGTCGCCTTCCGCTTCCTGATGGACCGCTTTGCCGAAGGCATGGGCGAAGAGGAAGTCCGCGATGAAATTGCCCAAGACGACGGCGACGCGGGGGCGTGGTGGGCCAAGGTCGATTCTCGCCAGAAGGACAGGGCCATCACCAAAGCCCAGGCCAAGGAACGGGAACGCGGGGCCGACGTGATCGACATCTTCGACCACCTGGACGAAGACGGCGACTCTATCGCCCAAGGTGGGGACGACGACTTCGAACTGGACGAAGACGGCGTGATCCGGGCCTTCACGGCGGCCCACAAGGATGAACTGCGGTTCGATCATGCGGCGGGAAGCTGGTTCCGGTTCGACGGGAATTCGTGGCGGCGGGAAGAAACGAAGCTGGCGCATCACTACGCCCGCCAGCTTGCCACCAGCATGGCGGACGACGATCCGAAGGCGAAGCCGCTTCGCAAAGTCCATGTCTGGGAAGCCATCGAACGGGGCGCGCGGACGGTTCGGGAATTCGTGGCCACGTCGGCGGACTGGAACCGGGACCCGTGGCTTCTGGGGACGCCCAGGGGGACGGTGGACCTTCGGACGGGAGTCCTTCGGGACGGTGATCCGGCGGACCACATTTCCCGCCTGACCGCCGCCCCGCCCGTGCCGCTGGAACGGTTTGACCCGGCGCGCGATTGCCCCCGGTGGCTGGCCTTCCTGGACGAAGCCCTGGGCGGGGACCCGGAAGCCATCCGCTTCCTTCGTATGTGGGGCGGGTATTGCCTGACCGGCGAGACGAAGGAACACGCCCTGGTCTTCGTCTATGGGCGCGGGGGTTCCGGCAAATCCACGACGATCAACACCATGGCGGACATCTTGGGCGAATATGCCATCAACGTGGCGACCTCGACTCTGACTGCCGCAAAGCACGACGCGCACCCGGAAGAGATTGCCCGACTGGACGGCGCGCGGCTGGCCTGGGCATCGGAAACCGAAAAGGGGCGGGCTTGGGCGGAAAACCGTATCAAGGCGCTCACGGGCGGGGACAAGATCACGGCGCGCTTCATGCGCCAGAACAGCTTCGAATTCACGCCCCAAATGAAGCTGGTGATCGTCGGGAACAATGCCCCTTCCCTGACCAGCGTGGACGAAGCCGTGAAGCGGCGGTTCATCATCCTGCCCTTCGATCACCCGCCCATGCAGAAGGACCCTGATCTTCCCGCGAAGCTGAAGGCGGAATGGTCCGGGATTCTGTCGTGGATGATCGAAGGTTGCCTGGACTGGCAGGCGAACGGGCTCTTCCGCCCGGAAGTCGCACGGCGGGCAACGGAAGCCTACTTTGCGGAACAGGACGTGTTTGCGAAATGGATTGAAGAGTGCTGCCAGACCGGGAAGCACGTCGCCGACACGACGGCGAACCTCTGGGAATCCTGGAGTGCCTTCGCCTTCGACAACGGGGAACAGCCGGGAACGAAAGCCCGCACCTTCCCGGAGACGCTGACGCAGCGTGGATTCGAACCCGTCAAGGACACTCTGGGAATTCGGGGGCGCGGCTGGCGCGGACTCCGCGTGGCAACGGAGGACTTCAGCGATGACTTCGAAATCCTGTAAGACCCTGAAATCCCTCAATCTGCGACACCTGCGACAGGTCATCCGGTTGAGTGCTACGCGCGCGAGAACAGGGAATCCCCTCACTAGGCGACTAACCGGAACAGGTGTCGCAGGTGTCGCAACGGGTCCTTCCCGGTTTGGGCGCGTCGCGGGGGGCGCGGAGCCCCGGCTTTTCACGCTTTCCAGATTTTCTGGAATCGGGAATCCACCTTGGGCGTTCTGGCCCGCTCTGGAAACTCTGGAATTTCTAGAAATGAGGCAAGCGCATGAACGCCTATGACGCCGATATTGAAGCCGTCCTGGGCGGCGGTCCTGAAACGCCCGCTGGTGACACGGTGTCCGCCGCCGATCTGGCGGAATGGCTGAACCTGTCCACGGCGCGGATTCACGCCCTGGCCCGTGAAGGCATCATTCCCCGGACGGACGGGCGCTTCGATCTGCAAGCCGCCGTCCGCGCCTATGTGGAACATCTTCGGGCGGGGCAGCGGGGGCGGCTGTCGTCTGACCCGGACCTGAACACCGAAAAGCTGCGGCTGGCCCGCGCCAATGCCGAGAAGATCGAACTGGCGAACGCCAAGACCCGCGCGGCGCTGGTCCCCGTCGCCGAAGTCGAATCCGCCTGGGCATCGGTTCTTCGGGACGTGCGGGCCGCGATGCTGGCAATCCCGGCCCGCGTTCAACAGCGGCTTGGGCACCTGACCGCCCATGACGTGCAGATGATCGACCGCGAAGTCCGCGACGCGCTCGAAGAGGCAAGCCATGACCAATGACACCATGACCGCCGCCCGCGCCCGTGCCTTGGCCGCCCTGAAGCCGCCGCCGCGCCTGTCCCTGGGCGATTGGATGGAAGCCCATATGCGGCTGCCTGAAGGCGTCTCTGCCCTGCCGGGGCGCGTCACCCTCTGGCCCTATCAGCGGGGCATTGCCCAGGCTATCAGCGACCCACTGGTGGAGCGTGTGACGCTGGTGAAGCCCGTCCGTGTCGGGTTCACGACCTTGCTCACCGGGGCGCTGGCGTCCTACGTCGCCAATGAGCCTTCCCCGATCCTGGCCCTTCTGCCGACGGAAGCTGACGCCCGCGATTATGTCGTGTCGGACCTGGAACCGATCTTCGACGCGACCCCCACCTTGCGCGGGCTTATCTCTGCCGACGCGGACGAAGGCGGGCGGTCCACGCTTCTGTCGCGGCGCTTCCCCGGCGGGTCCCTGAAGATCGTCGCGGCCAAGAGCCCCCGGAACCTGCGCCGCCACAACGTCCGAATCCTGCTGATCGACGAAGCCGACGCCATGGAACCGTCCGCCGAAGGCAGCCCGATCACCTTGGCCGAACGGCGGACCCTCAGCTTCGCCAATCGCAAGATCATCCTGGGCAGCACCCCGACTCTGCTGGACACGTCGAACGTGTTGCGGTCCTACGCCCAATCGGACCAGCGGGTCTTCGAAGTCCCGTGCCCGGACTGTGGGACCATGACCGAAATCATGTGGCGGCATATCGAATGGCAGCCTGACCAGCCCCAGACGGCGGCCTTCCGCTGTCCCCATTGCGAGTCCCTGATCGACGAACGCCACAAGGCGGGCATGGTGGAGGCGGGGGCGTGGCGGGCCATGCGGCCCGAAATCGAAGGCCATGCAGGCTTCCGGCTCAATGCCCTTGTCTCGACGCTGGCGAACGCTTCCTGGGGCAAGCTGGCGGCGGAATTCATCGCGGCCAAGGGGCAGCCCGACCAGCTTCAGACCTTCGTGAACACGATCCTGGCCGAAGGCTGGCGAGAGGCGGCGGAAGAGATCGACGAAGCCGCCCTGGCCGCGCGGCGGGAACGGTTCGGCCTGGACGCGCTGCCCCGTGACGTGCTGGTCCTGACCGCCGGAGTCGACGTGCAAGGGGACCGGCTGGAAATCGTGATCCTGGGGCACGGGAAGACGGAATTCTTCGTCCTGGGGCAGCATGTCATCTGGGGCAGCCCCCATGAAGATCACACCTGGGCGGAACTGGACGACTTCCTTCGCGGGCAATGGCCGCACCCCGGCGGCGGGACCATGCGCCTGGACGCCGTGGCGGTGGACGCGGGCGACGGGGGGACCATGGACGCCGTTCTGGCCTTCTGTCGCCCCCGCTTTGCCCGCCGGATCGTCGCCATCAAGGGGGCACCTGGGGCGCGGCCCGGTATCAAGGCCAGTGAGACGCGCGGGTCCCGCCTGTTCATCTTGGGCGTGGACGGGCTGAAGGCCACGCTGGCGTCGCACCTGTCGCGCGGGCGGACGGTGAGATTCAGCGACACGCTGGAAGACAGGTTCTTCGAAGAACTGGCGGCGGAACGGCGGCTGGTCCGATACAAGCGGGGGGCACCCGTCCGCGTGTGGGAACGGATTGCAGGGCGGCGGGCCGAGTCCCTGGACTGCATGGTCTATGCCTTGGCCGTCCGCCCGCTGGTCGGTGTT